GGCGTTTATGCCTTCATCCGTCGTAAGCTTCTTATATCGGTCTAACGCTTGTTTAACGCTCTTGGTGACTACATATTGACCGCCTACTTCGGAAGCCAATCCCAGCTCTCGCGCAGCATCGTCGTCGATGAACTTATAGTTATTGGTATCGATGACAACCGCATTATTGGGGATCGTCATACCCTTCTCATATTTTTGCGCAAAGTTCGGATTGGACAAGACTTCGCGTCGGAACTTTGCGGCGTTCACATAGTCAATCAGTCGTTTTTGCCCGATGGCTGTGGCGAAGAAGGCATTGGGTTCGAAGAACTGGCGCCCTACTTCTTCATTTACATCTTCCGCGCTTCCCATGAGCGTGCGTTGTTTTAGGACATTCTTGCTTGGTTGACCAGTTCCAAAGTTTCCACGGTCTATTGGCATGGCATTAAGGTTTTTCCGGCGTTTACGTTCTTCTGCCGCCAATACGTGCGTCATGTACCCTTCCAACTCACCGACTTGGATGCCGTTATCAAGCGCCCATTGACGTAATTCATTGTTGGATCGCATGAGATTTTCGGCAGCTTGTCGTATTGCAGGGTTTTGAGATAGTTCACGAACCGGCCTTTCAATCACTTCCTCAGTCGGATTCTTCAGGGTATCACGTAATTTCTTGATATCTTCCCGTATTACATTTCGTTGGTCAGCAGTAAGTCCACTTGCACGAATGGCTTTGTACTTGTCGTTTAGAAGCTTTCGAACATAATCTTCATTGTCTGTTACGTTCCCATCGGGAAGAGTAAATTTTTTATTTGTTTGTCTCAACGGAGCTTCCATGATTCGCCCAACATCAACGCCCGTTTCAATCCCTCCGGCCTTTTTCGCTTCATCTGCCACGTTGCGCATAAGATTCTCGTTCATATAGCGCATTGTGTTTTCCGTGGCTTGCTTGGACCTTAGAATTGTGTCGTCGGCGCGACCGTATAAATCTTCGCCTAACTTATAGTCGGGCACGAAGGCGCGTCCTAGCGCGTCTCTGGTACGTTCTAATGCGGGTTGTACAGTTTGTTCTCGTAACTGTCGAAGTTGTGGGGATGCGCTTTCTAATGCATTATATCCCGCTTGAAGTGGTTTAGCCGCAAAATTAGCAACTCCTTTTGCCCCCTTCAATAATGCGCCACCAGGAACAAACGTAAGAGGGTCTAGCGCAATTTCTAGACCCGTACCTAATATCGCTCTTGCTACTTTATTGTCCACTCCGATATCATCGATGAGTTCCGATCCTCGAAACTTTTCTTGTCCAGTAAATCCCTGTACAGCTTGTTTAAGTGGATTTCCTCCACTTACAGCAGCGTCTACAGCTCCCATGACAGCTTGACCCGGCCTTCCGATTAGTTCAAGTGCATCAAAAAGAAAGTTTTGATTCTCGGGTAAATTAGTGGCCTTCTCAAACCAGTTCCGCTTATCCGCATCGCCTGGATTGAATCCCGCATCTTCTATTCGGGTTCGAGCGTTATCTATTGATCGACCCACTCGATCTAGGTTGTATTTATCGTCTTCATCTGGTCTCGTTCCGAATAATGTTTTGCCCCCGGAACCTCTTCCAAACAAGGTCGTCATCCTATCACCTTCTTAATTGAATGGTGTCTTTAATGCATCTCTAAGCGCATCCCAACTAATTGAATTGAAGAATTCCTTATACATCTGACCCTGGCTATCCAAGAATTCCGGAACTGCGGTAGTAAATTTCTTAGCGTCCTCAATAGGTTTTTTCGGGTTAAAAGATAGAATATTTTTATTATCACTTTGATTTCCTTTTAAACTCGGATCGTACATGTAAATAGTTTCTTCAAGTTGTTTTAGAAGTTCTGGTGATTTGGCTTTAGTTTTTCTAGCCATATCGATAATTTTTAATGCATTTTCCGGTGTCGTTCTTTTGTTAGTTAAATCATCATAGAGCGCAATTATTTCTTCTTGCATGGCTTGGTTGTTCAGGCCGTCCACATTAACCCCGAAATTTCTCATGTAATCAGGCATGCTCCCTGTGGATTGGAAAATTTGCATGCCTTGATTAAATTGGTCTCGATATCTATTTTGTTCTTGTTGGAGTGCCAGGGATTGACGTTCCAAATTCAACGACTGTTGGCGATACGCTTCATCTGCTAACCTTTCCTTCTCACGTTGGCTAAGCTGCGCCCAATTATAACCCATTTGTTGGGCGAATTCCTCACCACGTCTATTGTAATCAGCCCACCAACGACGATCTTCTTCTGTGTCTCGCTGAGAACGGTACGCTTTTTCTTCGGAAAGTTGTTGCATTTCACGTGCGATCGCTTCATCTTCCCTCTGAATATTCTGTGCACGGTCTTGACGTCCAGTAAGGAAATTCAATACATCAAACTGGTTGCCAAACTGGTTTTGAGTTCGATTATCGTACAGACTTTGTTGCTGTCCTATAGCACCGAGAATATTCATGAGATTGTTCAATTCTTGCTGTTGTTGCGCTTGAATCTGAGAAACAATCTGAGGGACAATCTGTGTTTCAAGGTATTCATTTGCATCGTTTTGAATACGCTGTGCCCGGTCTGATAAAACCGATGAACGTCCTAATCCAGCCCCACCCAAAGCTTCTTGGGCTTGTCTCGTAGATTGTTGGGCTTGTCTTTGCATCTGTGCTTGAGCCGCTTCATATTGCGCTGATTCATAAGGGTTAATCTGAGCGGGCGTCTGTACACGTTGCGTTAACTGATCCAACAAATCATTAAACCTTTGGTCATACGGATTTGTATTCTGTTGCGGGTTCAGAACTTGGTTTTGAAGATCATACTGACGATTTAATGCATTGATTGTACCGGCTGCACTGTTAAAAACGGATTGTGGCGCATAGGTCGTTCCTTGTACATTTGTCGGTGGTTTGAAGATGTTTTGACCATCAATGGTCACATACCCGCTTTTCGGATCATATCCGATACGTTCATCTGTTACTTTAAACTGATTTTTAAGCGTGTCTCGCACTCCGAGATAGGACGGATCAAGTTGCTGCGCTGTTGCCATACGATCACTCCTTTCAAATAAAAAACCGCCCATTGGCGGTTATTTCTTTCGTGTACCAGCGTGAAGGGTTACGATATTCCTCACACCATTTCTGTCCTGATATACAACTATTAAATTTGTTCCGTCTATCTTTATCCTATTATATATCCCTTCATAATAGGGAATGTCCTTTATCAGTTCGCTTACCCATGATTGGGGGATTTTCCGTTGCATACATCTGAATTTGGCATGCTTCGTAAAACGAATATTCACATATGACCCTCTCCCAAAATATAGTATAATGTAATTGTACAACCTAGCTTGCGGTGGGTAAGGCTATCCTCCAGAAAGGAGGTATGCCTATGTCGTTTTCGTTTCACGATATGTTGTTGTTCGGCATGTTCTTGCTGGCGTTACTGACATACGTAAAACGAAAATAACCCGCCCAGGTTAGCGCCAAGGGAACGGGTTATTTTCTGCTTGTTGGAGGATACCCACCCAACTATGTTGTACAAGGGAGACGTTGGCACCGTCTCCTTTTGTTAGTTTAAGCATAGCATAGGATGTTTATACCTGCAATGTTGTAAAATATCCCCATTCTGTTAGAATACAAGTTGTCGAGACTTGTCATTATTTGGAAAGGGGGTGTTTTTTACTCATGACAAAGGCTAGAGCCAGTCCCATCAAATTCACCATCTGGTGTAAAGTAGAATTCACGACCATTTAAGCTTATTCTTGTGTAATTTGTACTCGTGTGGATCGAAAACCTCCCAACTACCACGTCTTCCCTCGTAAATGTTCTCGGTACCACGGATGCCTTCCCTGTAAGTATACTCCAGATTGCAGACAGAATAAATTTGATTTTCATTTTTTTCAATCCTTTCAATTTAGGGGTGATTTTTTTGGCAAGTTATTCGACGTATATTCCGTATAATAAAGATCAGGTCACATCAAAAGTCCCGATGAGTCCAGGTGTTTATATCATCAGAGTACAACTTAAAGATGAAAGTTGGCGCTTTATTTATGTTGGGCAAGCTAAAAATTTGCGATCTCGTCTGTTAGAACATCTACGCGAAGATGAACCGAATGATTGCTTGAGAAACAATGTTCAAAAATATATCGTGTCGGTTTGTTGGATCGTGATTGAAAGACAAGAAAATCGCGATTATGAAGAAGCAGCAAAAATAGAACGTCTCAATCCGGAGTGTAATATTCAAAAACCAAAACCATAAGTAAAGGCTCCCATTAGGGAGCCTTTTGTTTATTTTTTGTATTCAATGAAATATGGTGTTCCTATATCTGTATGATAAAAGATGTCAGTATACCCATTAGTTCGATCTATTCTGATTTCATTTCCTTTAATGATGTAACTATCTTCTGGACCGATCACCAAGAAGCTGTACAGCAAAAGAAATTTACATAGTGAAATCATTGAATCACCCCGTTCACAAATTATCTAAATCCACAATACCACATTATGGGATCACCATCAATTACCCTTCTGATACTAAAATACCATTTTCAAAAGTGATTTTATGGTTATTTGGACCTCCAGGAGTGAGTGAAACGTAATATTCCTTTGTTCCGACTAAACCTTCCAGTGCGTAAGGTCTACCGTCATTCGTGGCGATATTATTGCATCGAATAGAATTTGGTCTTAGCATGGAAGTTACATTCATGCTTCCAGAAGGATTTACATTAAAATTCCCATCCAGAATCCAATCAATATCTCCCGATAGATAATTCATCCTTGCGGCTGATCCTGAGCTATTGGAAATTTGAAATGACTTTGATTCGCCACTGTTCTGATCGCCCAAATAAATGTTATTTCCAACGCGAAGATCAGTCCCGACATTGATTTCCGTGTTGGATGTGATGCTTCCCGCGATAATAGTCCCTAAATTAGCACTTATGGCAGATAGTTCTGCTACATCGATCTTATCTGCTGTGACTTGTCCTGCTCCTATTTTGTCGGCAGTAATTGATCCCGCAATAATTACCTTCGCGTCTAAACGACTAACATTCAGTGTATCTAATGCGCTGAGTAAGTACGTCAAATACCTGTTTACACCAATATACGCGTCATAGAGTTGGAATAAATTGTACTCGACCGACTTGTTCTTATCATAATCCGGTACGCCCGGAAATTGCGGTGTAGGCATAGTTTCCCTCCTAGTGTTGGACTCGACATACCCGATAGTATCGCTGCACCAAATAGAACGCCGTTTGACCGCTTCCAGATAGCCTATATCGCATCCAATAGGCTAGGGGAGTGGTATCCATCGGAACGATCACGTTCTTGTTGTCAGAGGCCAATCCATGCGTTAAAGGATCGTATTCTAGCGGCATGAAGTTCTCGCCCTGATCATTGGTGGAAATCGAAATCGTCATGCTTTGAGTGTTGAAGAATTCCCCTTGATAATGGATTTCCTTGTACTCTTTCTCCGCTTCCCCGACATTTTCGTTGAAAGCTTTCGATGTTAGACTCCATGAAATCGGTGTTCCGTTGTCGGTATCGCCCTCATTAACAATCATCGTCTGTCCTGAAGCATTCCCGGCGTATAGTTTGTTATTAAAGAACGCGCCATATCGGAATTGTTCGTTATAGGCTGGGACTCGCCATAGGTCGTATCTTGTATCATATACGAGACGCAAATTCGGCTCTGTGGCGTTGTCGACGACTAGATTCAAATAGTACCGTAACCCATCGGTAAAGGCGCAGCATTTCCCTACCTGTGACCAGTTGATTCGTTTGATAAATCCCATCACCTTGTTTCCGATTGGTATGGGATTCCCTTGGGTGAACTGATAGATGTCTTGTTCCCCCAACCAAATCATACGGCCGTTGACTTCCTGTACAGTCTTGAAACTCACGCAGCCGATGTTATTGGACACTTCAATGATGCGGAAATCGAAGTAATTCGTCCCGTATAGGCCAGCCATCGAATTCCGCTTAAATACATATTTGATATCTTTGTAATTAAATAAAGCGGTGATGTCACCGCCCCCGTAAGTATAATACTGTGCAAACCCCGAATTTTCTGCCGATGTCCAGTCTGTGGCATCTTGGAATCCGCACCAATAGAGGATATCGTCCTTCGCAATGAATACCCTTGAAGGATCGGCAGTAACGTATTTCCCTACGGGCGAATTTGCGGATAAATTCGATACGATTGAACCTCCGGTATAGTATTTCACGGGATCAACGCCGTTCGTAAGTATAAGCGCATGATCCCCGGATACTTCAAAGTTCGCCGCGTCCCAATCAGAATTTGAGTATGTCCCGGTTATATCCGTCCAGGTTCCGTTATTATCATATTGTAATTTCGTTCCGACAGATCGAAACAAATAGTTTTCTCGAAAGTTCGTTAAGAGACGTGTGACAGCTCCACCAGATGCTCCGTAATTGACCTTTCCTTTTCGCGTTCGCAAAGTGGGGTAATTATCGAAGTCAAATCCGACATGATCGACGGTTTCATTGTCTCCAACGAAAGAGGGGGATTGCTCGTTATTAATCCCCCCGCTGAAATTGTTCTCTGCACGTTGTTTCTGCGATCCCATTCGATCACTCCTTAATCAAATCCGTTGGCAGTAAACCATACGGGTATCGATTATGATATCCCTTCGTATGCACTTGACCGCGCCTGCGCGGAAGGCGATCTTCAGGAACCGAGTATTCCGGGAAGGGTTGAGCGTATAGGTCTTGATAATCTTTCAACAATCGCATGTAATCAGCCTTAAATCCCGCATTATCGTCCCATTCTCCCCGCGCCCGTGTGATTCGCATTAAACACCCGAGAACGAGAAGTTCATGAAAGTCTTCTTCCAAATCGGGAAATGCTGCAAGATTTGATATAGATAACGAAGCAGGTCGTTTGTTGTAATAAACAAAAACCCGTTTTCCCTCAGTTTTATCCGTGGGAATCGGGTTAAGGTAAATGTCTTGATTTGCGGTAATGCTGTAGAATTCGTCTTGCTCGGATACTCTTACGCCCGAATCGATATTGACGAACGTTAATTGACAAAATCGATTCGAACCGGCCTTCGTTTCAATATCCACTTTTTTTACGCCCATCGGGTCGCAATCATAAGGCAAAGGGTAAAATGAAAATTCAGACACGGTTGTAAACTCATAGGGAACTGCTTCATGACGGACGGTCTGAAAGATTTGTCTTTGTGTATCGTCCATCCATTCGACCTTTTGAGCCGTAGAATAGGAATTTCGATATGTCGTGTTCACAGTATCTAGTAATTGTTGAACATTAGCCATGAATTCACCTTCTTCTCCACGTAAAAAACAGCACCTTACTGGGTGCTGTTCATACGTTTTCTAACGATATCTGCTCCCCTAGGGCCCCTTACAGCGGGTCCTTCACCAATTATCTTTGCCGGAACCCCAGCTACGGTAACATTGTCAGGAACGTCTTTATTCACAACCGAATTAGCTCCGATCGTCACATTATTGCCAATTGTGATTTCACCATAAATTTTCGCACCAGGACCGATGTACACGTTGTGCCCGATCTTTGGAACCTTCCCCTTGTACTGTCCGATATTAGTCGAGGAATGAATCGTGCAGTTTTTCCCCACTCTCACCTTTCCGTTTACAACGATACTGCCGTAGTGCGAGATTTTAAGCCCGGGTCCGAAGGTGTTTGGGTAAATCGTCAATCCGAGATTAATACCGACTTTTAGCATCTTGTGTTGATAGTATTTGAGAAGCAACCGGCACCAAAATTGACTCTTCTGGCTTTTTAAATATTCCACTTTCCGCATGATCAGTTGAAAATACAAGGTGGGGTGTTTGTATTTTAAGCTTCGCTTCCACTTATCTACCTTGAATGAAGCCATGTCTGCTTGAACATAAAACAGATAATCTTTTTTAGTCTTAATCATTATCGCACGTCCCGTTTTTAAGCCAATTATAACTTAGTGACAGAAAATGACAAGAGTTAGACTACCACAATTGCCCCTGTATTATCAACGGTCACTCGGTATCTCGTATCGTTCGGTGCATGAATATAGAATCCGTCGAAGTTATTTGTGCCAGAGTTTAAAATTTTTCCCGTCTTTCCCTGAAGATCGTTGTTGAATAACTGGACGTTAGATGCAGAAGCCGACAAACTTATTCCGTATGCATTTTGGAATCCAGTACCCATTCTGACCCGGTTATGAGCCACGATTCCCCCATCTATCAAAGTAGAAAGCGATATGGCATTTCTCGTACTTTCTTCCGCATTTGCCGTATCTTCAAGATAGTTTTGGACAACCATTATTCCTTTAATGTATCGCAAGAACATCCCATTGTATCCAGCACCCTTCACGATGTTATTCACAATGTGATGACTGGTCGTCATCCCTGATGGGAGATTTACGTCATCTTCATCTGTAATGATGGCTTCTCTTCCAATGTTGGTAAAGAGATTATCCAGAATATAGACGTCGCTACAGTACCATGTCTGAATTCCCCGGAAGCATGATTCCAGACGATTCCCCCGAATAGAGAGATTTTTTACCAATCGAATGGACATGGCGTTCGCTTGATCCAAAGGATCACGTACAATGACATTGTCCGCAATCTCCACATTCTCGAATAGGTCGTATTGTGAACCGTTTCTGGCCCCTTGAATATTAATATCGTTCGTGATGGTTCCGTCAAACAGGTTTCCAACAATACGTAGGTTCTGTCCAGATTGTGGAGGAACTACTACCCCATCCCCTAACCGATTATTTACAAGAATTCCACGCTGGCAATTCTTGAAGACATTTTTACCCTGAATGGATACATCCTTGAACAGATAGGTTCGGACTCCCGCATATGTGCAGCCTTCAAAAAAGCAATTTTCGATGATTACATTTTGCTGGAATTTATTGTAGGCTGCACCGTGATTCCCTACACCTGTGCCCCATGACCCCATAGTATCTGATGGTCCGAAATAACAATTCCTGATCGTGACATTCATGCAAGGTGAATCGTCATGACTCCCAAACGTGATGAAATTGGTCATACTTGCAATCTGAATGGCTTCGGAAAAATCACGACCACCGGCATCTGTAAACCCTTCAAATCGGCAATTTTCGATGAGCACATCTTTCATGCCGTTAAGATCAAGGGCATGGAAGCTGATTACATCCCGGAAGGTCACATTGCGAATGATGGTGTTGACGCCTTTGGCCATGGCAAAGAGATTACGAGGTTCTCCAAATGCAACAGGATTAGGATGGGATATCCACACCCCTCCTTCAATGACGATATTTTTTTCCCCGTCATATTCATCATATTGAGCTCCTTCTCTTCCATTTGTAAGCATGGCCCGATTGTCAACGAATCCACGAATAATAGTTGCATTATCCACATACAAATGTGTGTTTGAAAAAATATACAAAGGTACATCCAAAATGTAATTTCCAGGGGGAATTCTGACCGTGCCCCCTCCATTCAAACTACAATCATTCAGCGCCTTTTGTATGGTCGTTCCATCTCTCCCTTTTCCAATCGGACCGTAATCCTTTACATTATAAATTATGCTGCCCCATGTCTGCACATTGGTCATGGCATTTCCGATCCTGCTGCTCATTAACTCACTTACTTTTGGCATACCCTCACCCCCTCAATAACTCCATATATCGACTGACATCATCGGTTGATTGTTATTGATCGTAAATGTCCCTGCGGTTGGCGTGAATACAATATCAAAACTAACCGTACCGCCTGATATGTCCGCATTATTGATATTGGCCACCATTGACGCCGTACCTAAATCAATCGTCTGTTGATTGGCAACTAATTCTCCGTTTGCAACCATCACGTTAAATGTCATGGCGGTTATATCCAAGTGCTTACCCGACTCATATTCCCACGCCGCATCACCGGCTGTCATAAATGTGATCGATAGTCCGAGTAGGTTGTCGGTGACATTCGGCACGGATGCGTTAAACAAGAGCACATAACTATCATCGCTTTGATTAAATGCTGTAGCGTTAACCTGTGCGGTTTCTTTTGACGGTGCAAATGCGGCTGGTTGCATTGTGCCCGTGACTTTTTGTCCTTTTACATAGGCCGTTTTCCCGTTTGCGATATCTGCCGCCGTCGCATCGGCATCTGCGGTAAACGTGCCTGTCATGCCGAATACGGACTTAGTATCTGCTATATTTTCTTCGGTATAATTTCCGTCCATAATGAACACTTGTTCTGATGGGTTATTCGCTTCGAAATAACCCGTGGGGAGCTGTATGCGAATCTGCCCAGGGTATCCTCCCACATATTGAACGTGAATAGGGGATGTCCCTGCGTAATCCGCTACATTCCCTGTTTGTAATCCTTGCGAATTCGCGCTCATAAACTTTTTGGGCGAAACGACATGACCAGGGTCTGCGTCACCTTGTGGTTTAAAGGGTTGATACATATACATGGTTGTCACCCCTTGTTTAGGTATTGAACCGTGTGAATTAGACCGGCAGACTTTTCAGCGGATCAGGGCAGTTTGCAATGACCCAATCCCCGCCGATCAATTCCGTGTTTTGTCCTGTGGCATTGTAACGGCTGATAAGTCCGAACATGGTCAACTCAGGTTCGTCATCCGTGGGTGTAAATGCTGCATAAATGGCCTGCAATGCCGCAATGATTTCTTGCTTTCGTTGTTCAGTCATACTCAACATCCCCTATCGTTTAACTCTTAAAACTCTAACCGTAATAGTAGCGTTTTCCGCAGATCCATTGACTATCCTCAAGTTTCGCCCGCTCACAGGGGGAATAGCAATCGCCTTCGCTTCTTGCATATTAGTGGGATCGTTTACCCCGGAATTGGATGTGCTCATGCCCAAATATAAGGCGCGCGCACCAGATACAGCGCTTGAATAAGTGCTAGTGTGGTTCTCGTAACTCGGGTAAAACGTTTTCGCACTCCTTGTTCCTCCATCAGTGTTGACATAAATATTTGACGACCCGTGTAAGGTCCACGGCTGCTTATCAATCGTTATATTCACCCATGCCTCGACTTCGGTTCCGTCCAAACCCATCGAAACGTTACCGGTACTTCCTCCCGGCGCTACAGACTGAGCGTTTATGATAGTCGTTACTTCAACTTTACCCCCCGTTAACTGAACAGGTACCGGCGATCCTCCACCCCCGCCAATCCCCGCAGCACTACGCGCAAAATATCGCAATGTCGCCGTTCCTGTGGACGTTTTAGCGTAGATTAGGTTAAGATTGGATACTTTGACGCTTACCCACTCTCCGGGCTTTAAACGCCAATCTTGGGCGGTGTTATTGCCGATAAATACGTCATTCGTGCTGTCGGCGTCGTTTTGGATAATCACCTCACCTATCGCTTGTGCTGTCAATGCGGCTGCGGTTGTTGTAACGTTGGCTGTGCCGCTATAGATAGCACTTGATGCGTCGCCGCCTCCAAGGGCTTGAATGGCATCTACGATATCCTGTTGGCCTGCTGCGGTTGCGAGTCCTGCGGAGTCGCTTGCGATGTTGACGTTCATCGAACCGCCACCACCGCCGCCTCCGTCAATGCTGACAGGAAGTCGGTTATCATCATCGATTGGAACGCCATTTTTATCCGTTATTTTGACATAAGTCATATAATCACCCCACATAATGAAAAAGGGAGAGCGTTTCGCCCTCCCTTACTTCGATTCCATCTTGCCATTTGCGATAAGTTCCGCACGCATCGCGTTAAATAGCTTGGACTTCTCTTCTTCTGGTAGTTTGTTAAAGTGTGCCCACGTTCCGACATAGGGAAGCTTCGGCGTTTTTGAACCACCTTCACTTATTTTCCACTTTGCCATTATCGCAACACCTTCACCTTCCATTCGGAGGATGCCAGGTCAATAGCGCCTGCTGTCGGGTTAAAGAGGACGATCGTTACCGTATCAGCATCCGAAACATATGCAGAATGCACCATCCCCTGCAAATCCACACCGGGAGCGACTATGACAATATCGCCCATTGCCGCACCAGTAATGGTTACAGTCGTCGTAGCTGTCCCGTTTGCGCCGATTGATTCAGGGTCAATCGTTTCTGTAACATTGCCGACCACCTCGTCGAAGAGGATCAGGCCGTCGTTCAAGACAATTTTAGCCATCGTAATCCCCCTTACGGCGCAGGCTTAATGCCCGTGCAACCCACAAGACCGCGCCAGTCCATGTATCCCGTGTCAAAACGCGCATAACCATACATGAACCAGTCCACCGTTTTCGGCAGTGGCATCGAATCAAAACGCGGCTTGTCACGCCACAACAGCTTCAGATTTTCATAGGACGGATCGCGCAGCATAAAAGTCGAACCTTCGATGTAGTCCCACACAATAGGACGAACACCTTCAATGACATTTGCTGTATTGGACAGTTCGAATGCCTGATTCACGGATTTGAGAATTTCCATAACCGTGAATTCATTCTCAGGTCCGACAATGATTTGCTTTGTTCGTGCCGGAATGATTGTGCCAGCTTCATTAAACGTATGGCGCATTTTGGTCATGCCTTCTTTGACGGTTTCCGGGATCAATTCGCCTTCGATCAGGTTATCTCCGACTTTGTTGGAATCCGTCAATGGGTGATCGCTTGCAAATAGAGGTTTGCCGTCGTACCCGACATTTGTGAAACCTCCATTGATCGGTGCCGCTGCTTGGATTTCCTCTGTTTGTCTCAGGCCGCGAGCTAACGCCCCTGCGCTGCCGCCTTTACCGAATCCAGCCAATACGCCCGTAGGCCCGTAGAGATTGTCGCGTGTGAGTTCCCACGTCACGGAATAACCGTTATCAAAACGGCGTGCCGTGAAGTATGCGACATCGCCTTGGCTGATTTCCGTTTCGTTAATCGTGTTGCCCTCAGTGTTTTCATTCCATGTTCCGAATGCTCCAATGTGCGGATAAGAGACTTGCCATTTATCCATATCGCCCACTGTGACAACTTGGGTATATTGTTGCGGAAGTTGTGCATAGGTGTCCGCAACGATTTTTTTATGAATCGGTTCAAGCAGTTCTCGGAAGTTATCTCTGGTCATTTTCATGGTTTAATTCCCCCTTAGTTCCCCGTAAATACGCGGTTGCACAACAATACATCCGCTTCTTTTTCATCTTCGTCAACATTCCCAACCACTTGGATAAACCCACCCGTTGTATTATCCGAGTTAAACTGATAAGCCGCTGCGCCCAAATTGTATTTGGTGCCGATAACAGGCGTCGCGGTTCCGGTATAACCCATACGATAAACCGAATGCGGGTTTACATCGACTTTGATCACATCGTCTGCGGTTGCTGTAGTGGTGGCAATCTCCGTATTGGATGGACCCAAGACTGTTCCTGTTGCTGCGGAAGCGGCCGCAATGCTGGCCTTCCCGGTTGCGATAACCGTAATGTCACCTTCTTGAATGGTTTGGTTGTCATTCACAGGAAATTCTTTATAAATGGGAGCCGTTCCGTCCAAACTCCCTTTGTACACGACACGTTTCATTCAGATTCCCTCACTTTTTCGCGTATTTTGCGTATTCTGCCACGCTTTTGAACGTTCCGTTTTTAACCGCGATTTTCGCCATTGCCAATTGATCGGGGGTAAGATTGAGCTTTTCCGTTTTCGGCATCGTTCCGCTTCCCCCGGTTGTGTTGATACGCGCGCTGTTCTTCTTCGCTTGGCTGGCCTGCATTTTCTGTTCCAATTCCCGACGATACTCCTGCATGCGTTCGCGCCCTCTCAGCGCCATATAAGCCGCTTCTAGCGATTGATTCGTCCGCGAAGCCAAATCCTCCACTTCATCGCGCCAGTCTTCGATATCTGCGAAGAACGGGTCTTCTTTCAGCTTCGTAGCTTCGACATCGAACTTTTGACGTGAAAGAGTACGCTTCATCTCTTCGATTTCCCGTTTTTGTGCGACTAGGTCAGCAGCGACTTTCGGGTCCATTCCTTGTTGTTGGAGCTTCCTCGCTTCCAACTCGTCCAATTGCTGCTGGAACTTTTCGGGATCGTCGATACCGGCAGCCTTCATAACCTTTTCGGCAATCGCAGCTTTTTGTTCGTATGCCTTTAGGCGCTCTTGGAATTTCTTACGTTCAGCCATAGCCGCTTTCGCAGCGGCGTTAGGTTCAGGTTTATCGTCCTTTACTTCTTCTTCCCGCTGCACGTTGTCGCCATCGGTTGCGGTTTGCCCTTCTTCATTGTCATCCTCCAAATCATCGGTATTGATTTCGATTTCTCCGTCATCCGTTACTTGAACAGGCGGCAAATCCTCTTCATCATCCACGATGGTGAACGGCTGATCTTCGCCCGCATCTACCTCGGATTCATTGACGGATTCCTCCGCGAAATATTGCAGATTCAACGGAAAACGATACTTGGAATTGTTCATAGTTAACCTCCGTGTTTTTGCGTGTCACCCACGATTTGCGATTTTTAAAGGGAACCGATAACCCTGCTTTTATGCCGTGTATGCTCACCGAGACGTATCTTCGAAAGCCCGATACGATGGGCATAAGAAAAACCGCCTATACAAGCGCGGTTTGGGATTCTAATACTTTTTCATACAGTTTGTCAGTGGACAGGTTCCTTGCGTACTCGATTCCCTTATCGTCCAGCCATGCCTTTAATGCATCGCGATCATCCGGTGAAGGGATTACCTTAGTCTCGACAGCGCTCAAGGTCATAACCTTAAAGCTTGGAGGGCTTATCTTGAGCCACATCAGATATTTTTTATTGCACTTCGGACATGTGGTATATGCAAAACGCTGGACATTTCCTCCCCACAAATGCGGATCATTGGTGCCCAACGCTTCTTTTTGGTTCATCAGTTTTCCTTTGATATCGTTGGCTGTGAATTGGTGATTGCAACAAGTGGTGCGGTTAAGATGGTTCATTTCTTCTTCCTGCCTTTCGCAGACCATTGTGCCATTTTCTTTTCACCGTATTTCTTACGCCCGATACTTGCGGCGATTGCTTGGGCTGATTCCTTGGATTTACCTTCACGCTGCAATTCCTTGGTCAGTTTCTGGAATCGTCCACCGCCACCGGGTTTCATTGACTTTGCCATGATTATCTACCTCCACATTTTTTCTTGTACATATTCGTTCAGCAGCATTTGCGCTCGACCAGACCATCCACATGCCGGACAACGCGCCATGCGATTGGCTGCCCATCCTTTATCCCTCAACGCGATTTTCTCGCAACGTGGACACACAGGATGTTGAATGGTTCGCTTTTCGCCGCCAATCTGTCCGATCCACGGGTGACTATGCGCGTGTCGTTTCCACTCATTTAGACCGATGCGATTCGTTAGCATTTACACCACCCCCTGCGGCATCATCGGATTACCTTGTGGCGTTAGCCCTTGAATCACCGGATTTTCCATTGGTGCGTTTGGAGGCATCATTGGTTGTTGTGGCATCATATCCTCGTCCGTCACTGGCAATCCCACATAATCACGCAACAGGCGCAATAACGTATGCGGTTGAAGCAGGTTTGCACTTTCTTTTATGACGCTGTAGATAAACGCTTTATTTTGCGGCAACCCAGCTCCTACGGTAACCGTAATATCCAAAGCGACCTTCTTGGTCTCAGGCTGTCCCCCGTCACCCATAAGTGGCATATAGGACGGCGCTTGTTCTGGTTGGATTCCCATAAATTGAAGCTGTTTATTGAAATTCCGCTGATATCCTTCTGTGGCTGGAATGAGAACAGGCACTTCTTTAAGGTCAGATGGTCGAAAGAACATGTAACTGTCCTCTTTTTCCGTTACCGCAAACGCCATTTCTTGGTCCCAATACTCCATGCACAGGTCAAGAATATATTCGAACATATCGGATAGTGTCTCTTCCAGCAGCATTTTCTTATGGTTAACGCCTGAATTCGCTCCTTGCTGCAATGCTAATGCTTCAGTTGCCGTATCAACCCCGGCTTGTTTTACGCCACTTTGTTGATCGCTAAAACGAGCGATGATTTGACGTTCCTGAAATGCTTGGTTTCGTCGCTCGATAATATACTGCGGCATGCTAGGCGGCTCCAAGTATCCGAATCCTGGATTTCCACCGGGAAAATCCGTTGGCAATGTCAACCCTCCGTCATTATCCCATTTGTCGGGATCAACACCGGATTCCGTAGACACCCACCGTTGCGGATTTCCTGTCAGTCGTCCATTTATCCTTACCTGATCATCGATATCGTTTATCAGGTCTTGCGTGTCAACGAGCAATTCCGCTGTTGATTTGGCCCATACCGTGCCTTCCCTGTACATGTCAGGCGTGAAGAAGTACGGGTAAATGTCACCGGGAATTACAAAATAGGGATCGTCCTTCGTGTCCCGAAGAATGATCCCATCGCCACTCATTTCGATTAACCGCATTTTGTAGACTTCGACTTCTTTTTCGACCTTCTCTTCAACCTCGATTTCCTCGCCAGTTTCTTCGACTGTCTCTGTCCGTGTCTCTATTACGATTTCTTTCTGCTTAACCTTGTCGCGAAACCAGACGAGCATGTGCAGATAATGATCCCGGCTGATTGCATCCGCTTCTCCGTCTTCTTCTCCGAATAAAAAGTCCATTGAGATAGGATGATATCCCGGCATGATGGCCTTCACACGATCTTCCGGATACAATCCACTTTCTCGTGCCCATGAGATCGATTTGTTCATGACTTCGATCAGAAAGCGGCCTTCCTGCACCTTGTAAATGTCCGTGATATTCGGATCGGGGAACACATAGGCAGGATTGCAAACGTCGATTACAGGCAATCCTAGACCGTCCAGATAATCAGGCTGGAACAATACTCTGAATATCCCCGTGCCGAATTTCATCCGTCTACGCTCATGTACGTCCAACTTACGGCGCATCTTGTTACGGTCTTTGACGAATTCCATGATGATCCGCGCCGTATCCGCAAATGCCATGTCGGAAGGTCCGCGAGCTTTAGTCTGGATCGCAAGGTTCTGTTCGATCAGGTAAGCAACTTGGCCCTCAACGTTTGGATTAACGATGTTTGTGTTTGACGCTGGATCATTGTCGCTCTCCGGTTCGTTCGCGTCACCTTCCCAATACAGGTCTATGGATTCCCATTTGTCGAACAAGTTACGGTTATCCTTGTCAAACCATCCTGACCGATACCATTCCAGTATGTTGTTCGATAATGAAATTTCTTCTTCATCCATGATTTCGGTACGTGGATCTCGTTGTTCGATGTCTTGGTTGGTTGTAAATGCTTCAGGCAGTTTCAATGTGTCACCTTCTTTCAATTTCCTACTTCAACATCTTCTTTCTTATCGCTTTTGGGTTTGACCGGCGAATACAATCCAGTTCCGCGAGTTTTGAACTTGTCATACTGCACACGGTTCGTTTGCAAAGGGCTTCGCAAGCTCATTCGGCTGCGCTTGACCATGACAGTGTTCTCGTCGCGTGATTTGCTTAATGTCGTGTGTCGATTGGTTGCAATATAGCACAGCAGATATCCCAGTATGATGCCAACGAGTAATACGCCTGCTTCAATCATGGCTTGTCCTCCTTGGCGAACGTACCGACATATCCACATGTTTTACACAGGTATTGATACATACGAATGGGCTTTGTCTTATCGCCTTTAAAATGTCCGCAATCATTTTTTGCTCGGTCGATGTCTGTCCCTTTGCAATGTGGGCACTTGTCCATTATCTCGCCCTCCTAATCTCGCGTTTGGTATATCCCAGGTCTTCGAGTTCTCGGCCTACGTAAAAGCCGGAAGGTACTTTCTTTTCTGGTTTTCTTTCCTTGTGCTTGATCCACTCAAGATTCAACGCATAACGTACAGCATCGATAGCATGATTGTTCTTATCGGGAAACTTCGACTTAAAATTCCCATTCACGTCTTTTTCGAGCTCGTAACTCATGAATTCTCTTGCTGTTTCAGGACAACGCTTGTCGTCGATTATGATGGATTCCATGCTTTGTAAGAACTTTATCCCGTATTCAACCGAATCTGGCCCCTTCTTAACGCCGATCACGCGAAGTCCGTATTGAATCAATTCGTAAATGCTTTTTGGTTCGGATGAATCAGCATATACTACCTCATTACGTTTGTTCTCTTCCGAGATATGTTCATATGCTGCTTTGTTGGATAATCCGACTTTGTAATGCTCATGAAAAATATAAAGCCGCTTGTGTTTGCGGTCGTAATTGCAGACCACGTAAGCAAGCGGATCAATGGCAAATCCAAAGTCCAGACCTCGGTATATATTTTCAAATTCCGCAATTTCCTCGTTGCTAATCCGACGAATCTGCACATTATCGAATACTTCGCCGCCTGTCCCGGTTTCTTCGCCTAAGTATTCATGTTCATACTCCTTTGGCTTGGTTGCCTTTAAATGCTCAGCTTCGATAATGAACTGTTCGCCTAGCCATTCTCGCGGAACGGATATATAAGTGCTGTGATGAACAAGACGATCATCTCTTGTCAGTTTTGCTTCGGTATTGACCCAACTGTTAATGCTTTTTGGCGGGTTATACGTGTAGAATACGTAAAACTTTTCTCCACCCCGCATTAACGATTGGTTAATCATCCGAATCTCATCCATGCCATTGAATTCGTCTAGTTCCTCGTACCAGATATATTTGCAATATCCACGGGCGAATTTGATCGATTTGATTTTTTTGGGTTTATCCGCGCCACGGAATATAATTTTTTGTCCGGTTGGTAAGTAGGTAAACGATAATGGGCTTATTTTTGCATCCCAGTATTCGTTCACGCCTAATATATCAATCGCCCAGGCGAATTGCTCATACACAGAATCATGTAAGGTATCTTTGACCTTCCGTAATGCAACCGCATTGGCGTTCTTGTCCTTCATGATGCCGAGTATGATTTCGATTGCGACACACGACGATTTCGTTGAACCACGACCGCCTTTAAGCCAGTAATGCGTATGTTTACCTTGTTTAATGTCTTTGTGTACATCGTAAAAGCTTGGCGCAATGCACTCTGACAATCTCATTTGATATCATCGACGATTTGTACGCCGATATTTCCGCTGTGTTCGATTTTATCTTTAAACATACCAAGATGTTTTCCGAGCAGTTCAAGCGCTCGGTTTGCGCCTTGGCTGTCGTATGCGTATTCGCCGGTTTCTATCAGTTCTCGTTTTTCGTAGTCCCATTTCATTACAGGTTCCTGTTTCATCGACCGATCTACAATTTGCATGAGTCGATTCAACACCCAATCTGCATCGACTTCGATTTTTTCCTTGCGCATATCCAACAATTCGTCTATACGCGCACGAACGGCAGGTTTTGCAAGGTTTTCTGTTCCAATCTGCTTTGCTGTGTTCTTACTGTATCCTGCACGGATTGCTGCCTGCGTGGCATTGAGGTCTTTCATATACTCCATGCAGAATAATTCTTGCTTATCCGTCAATGCCATCCCTCTCACTCCTTCCACATTTCCCTAAAAGTAAAAATGAGCGTTACCGCCCACATGAGTATGAGTAGATAATTCATAAAATCAGATATTCCCCCGCCAAAATTGGACATTTACAGAGCAATATTATCCATATCAAACTATATTAACGCCTAAAATCTTTCCGTCGCCGTTCATCTTCGCACTATCGATTTGTCGCCTTTGTTGATCGTGCAACCAATCTAGCCACTCTTGCCGTTCCTTCACGGTTCCGCGACATTTATAGCACCGTGCGAATCCTATATATGGAGTAGGACGCCATACTTTGCATCGCTTGCTCTTTGCTCCGCATTCCAAGCATTCGTAACGTTTCGGTTCCTTCATATTTGTTTCACCTTCTCCGTGATAAGTCGCATGTATAAGCGATTATTTCTTGTTTCCGGCTTTACGCGGATATAAACATGTTTATACGTACTCATGATCTTCTTGATGTTTTCCGATGCGCGAATGATTTCTTGTCTCATTCCACCGCCATAGGGGACGATATTGCCTTCGTCCATGATGTACCCCCTTTTGATGGAATGGTTTAATCCTTCGACCCACTCGATTATGCCGTCTTCCTTATCAATTTCCCACCCTCTCATGTTCGTTGTCGGCAGATTTTCAATGAGTGGGTTAATATATCGATTGATCCATTTCTTTGTCAGTCTCTTTTTCATCATTGTTCCTCCTTCGCAAATAGAAAAGAGCCAGCGCTATGCTGACTCCTTTGGGATGTTCGGCGTGAATATCCTGATATCATATTATCATGATAATTACTAGATGTCTGTGGCTTGTTGTGTACTCTTTCGGCCCCCGGTCAATCCGTTCCCTGAGCTGATTCGGTCGGATCGATGAAAAAAACTTTTAAAACCCTATTGACGCCCGTTATCGGGCGTGATATATTGTAATCAACAAGTCCGATATCGGGCATACCAAGGAGGAATACGAAATGAACGTCACTGAAATGTATGAAAGGGTCAAATCGGTCTACGCCGAGAACGAAGGGAAATATCGGTACATTGGATTGCGGTTCGAGGATAGAGAGCGTGTAATCGGCGAGGAATGCGAGTGGAGCAAGCATAATCCTGAACGGGAAGACGAGCGGGAATTTCCCGAGTTTGGTACGGAAGAGTATGACGAACTTCCGGAACTGGATGGCACGAGTGCATGGGATATGTCTCCGTATGAGTACAACGACGAGTTTTACCCTGGTTGGGGCAGTGGTCGTCCGAGTGAATCTGACAATAAGTATTCATTAGTGGGGCTGTTTAATTCATACCACTGCTACGTGATCGCAGGAACCCGCGTTGGACATCATGATAATCCCGATCCGGGAGAAATCCTAATCAAAGATGCAGTTGTGATCGCGAAAATATTTTAATCAGTCAGCAAGGAGGCGATATATTGAATCCACTCGATCAAATCATGGGAACGGAAGAGGCTGCCGAACGTTGGGGTCTCACCCAAGACCATATCAAACGTCTGTGCAGGAATGGCAAGGTGGTTGCGAGGTTAATCGGTAAGACGTGGATATTGGCAAAGGAGCAACCTAATCCATCGTATCCCGATCACTGGCGAAAGAAATGAAATATCTGAACGACTAAAAAACCCCCTCGTCATGAGGGGATTTTCTCCAATCTGCGCAATCTTGAACTAATACGCCGAATCCAATCGTAAGAGTATCCCATTTCCTCGGCGATCTTGTACAACGGCTTTTGCTCCACATCCCGCATATAGGCGACACGATATTCCAAGCTTTCAAACTCACTCAGCACCTTTTCCATGCGTCGCTTGGTTTCACGCTTGAGACTTAGCACGTCCTTACATTCCCCGATCCGCTGTTCGATATCCTGCATCTGCGTCCATGCTTTGGGTAGGTCGATGATCCGTGCCCCAGCTCCCGGCATGCCGCTGTAATTCGCACACAATTTGACCTGTGGGGGATTCATCATTTGCTTCATAAGTAACCGACGTTCGCCTTCCAAGTCCCATAAGCGGATTTCCCAAAGTTCGATTTCTTTGCATAAATCGCGATAGCTTTTGAGTCTATCCATGCCGAACGCCCTCCTTTGTGTTAAGATGCCGATTCCTGCGCTACCGGTTTTTCGACCTTGTGCATGTCTTTTCTCCATTCTTCTGGTGCTTCCTTGTACTCTGGTTGGTGACCTTCGACAATTGCAAGCATAAGTTCCATACCGTTGTACATGCCCTGCATATACGGATCATAGTTCCAATTTCCATCGTATCCTTGTACCTTGACGCATTCGCGCATTCCTTCAAGAATCTTCTCGTCCATTTTACGCTACCTCCCGATTAATATTTGCCCGTTCTTCCAGCCGATCAATGCGTTTCAACGCCGCTTCAAACTCTTCCCGCGTGACCGTTCCCATTCCTCTATCATCCGTCTCTGCACTCTCAGATAGCCCGAAAGATGAACTATCGGTGGATTCCTGAAACGTTACCTCAGTCGTTTCGGTAGCAGAAACCCCACTGTTTCCAGACTCAGATTCAGTAGTTTCCTCACGAAACGATGCGCCTTCAGGCTCACCCCCAAACGTCGGGATTGCAATCGGCACCTTATGTTCATCTTCTTTCTGCCGTGAATTGAATCGTGCGATCATAGCATCAACGTCGAACGGTTTCAGACTTCCAGCGCGTTCTTGGATGCCGCCTTCCGTATCTACATTCGGCTCATCACGATCTTTCAGTTTGTCCGATAACTTTGCGATTTCTTCGCCTTTGACGCGGACTTCATCTTTCAGTTGCTTATTTTCTCGGTATACTTCTTTCAACTCTTCCTTTGCGAGCTGTAGATTTGTATTCGACGTGGCGAGTTGATCGATAAATTCGGCAATTTGATTTTCGGCAACTTTGATTTCGTTGGTTAGTTTGCGGATTTGCTCGTTTTTCTGGTCCAATTCGTCTTTGTATAGCTTTTCGAGCGATTTTTGGCCGTCTACGATGCATCCGTAGATAAACTGGTGCAGTTGTTGTTGCATAACGGTGTATTCGTTGGGGCCGAACAACTCTTCAAATGTCTCCTTGGGAAACATTTTGCCGAATGGGTTTGTTTCTTGAATCTCGGCCAGTAGCTTATCGATTTGTTCCGCTTGCTTCTGTTGACGTTCTTCTGCCGCCTGCTCATTCGCCTGTTGGCTCTCCAGGTGCGATATGGCGTTCTGGATCGTGTTCCAATTGCTCGGGTCGATTTCACCCGTATCGGCCATTTCGTCACGACGACGGTAAAGTTCTGTAAGTCCTAATGCGATTGCTTCGTTGTAGCTTAATTTTTCATTCACTCTTTATCACTCCAAACTATAATATTTGTTCCGTCCATAGGTTATGTCTATGACTATATTATCATAGCTGCCCTTTGTCGGCTACCGCTTCGCTAAGCGGATTCGGTCGGATCGGAGTTTTCCTCGATAATCTCACCTGTTGTTTTCCATTGCACATTATTTTCTTCCATCCAATCATGCGGAAAATCCTCGGCATACCGAATTTCCTCTGCCAACATTGCTTCTGGCGTGGCATTTTCCAAGTAATTAAAGATGTCTGGATCAAGATTAATAATCCTTGTGATTGTCACCGTTACTTTTGCTTTTTTCATCCCCTCTTTCACCCCTTTCAATCATTTTTCGGCTACCGCTTCGCTAAGCGGATTCGGTCGATTCGATGCTGCTATTCATGCGTTCATAAGTTACTTTCATGCGCTCTCCCATCTCTAGTGCTTTTTCAAACTCTTCTACCGTTTCAATCCGTGTGTTATGTTGGATGATTTCGCTTGGCGGTTTCGGATATTCCCATGTAGGAAATACGAACACATGATGAGATCCTTTCCATGCGATATATTCACAACCATTGGCGCCATACCAAAAACAATTAATGTTATCATCCCATTCCACTTCTAACATCCCTCTTTCACCCCCTCCCAAGCATATTCCCTGCTCATGCGCTTTCTTCTTCGGCTTCATCGTCATCGTCGGCTTTTACCGCCATCAGCTTTGCAAATCGCACTTGGCTTTTCGATAGTCGCCATTTCCCCGCGATCATTCGCGGATTACCGTGTACGTCCGGTTCTTCCTCCTTCCAGTAAGGTTCGCTCATTTTCGACAGCTTCGTGATGTGCGTCGGAACGCTCGTGTACACGTCCCATGTTTTGGTCAGATAATCATAATTGCAGGTCGTTTCGTATTCATCGCGTGAATAGGCCATGCTAATACCCTCCATGTTAGGTTTTTTGATAGGTGTTACTAGGGGGTTATGCACCCTTTGGCGGGTCTCCACTTGTATTCGTACCCCTGAATGGTAATGCTTTGTTTTCGCACGATTCTATCGGCATTAAAACCCCTACTGGTTTTCCCTCTATATTTTCTGCGATACTATAATGGGGTCGATCTATCCAATGTGCTATCTTGCGCATTTTTATCACTCCTTTCATTCACATCCTCCGCTTGAACATTTTTTTCATTCAAGCACATATACTTTCCTTCCGTTCCGTTGTTCGATACAACAAATACCATTGACTTCCCGCATTTAGAACATTTCATACGATCCCTCCTAACTCATTGATTTCGATTTCGGCACATTCCTCTTCGCCGTTGACATAGATTTTCTTAACGTGCAGCAGTACCACTTGCCGATCGTCATGCCACGCGATTGTGTTCAGTCCGTCCAAAAATGCTTTTGCTAGGTTATCAACGTCCATGTCAGGCTTTTTTCGGTCAATATAGACGGTTGCGGTGACTTCATATGGCGAATGTCTTGGTAGTGCTCCTGCTGCTTTTGCTGTCCATCCGATCTGCTCTTTATAGTCAAGGTATCGCTGCGCCTGCTTGCTTTTATACTTGCTTCGTTGTGTCATCCTTACTGCTGGTACTGGTCGTCCTGGTATGATCAGTTTCACCCTCTACACCTCGTTTCCTCGGCTTCTGCGGTACGGTCTTCTGCGATGATGGCATTGAGTTTGGTAATTGCGATTCGATATGCATTTGATCTTCCTGCATGCCTTCCTACGTCGTAGTCATCAATCGACATGCTTGCAAGTCTTTCGGAAGCTGATTCGAGTTCTTCCAACTCCTTAATCACCTGTTCGATCTTCTCTCTCACATCCTCACCCCGCTTTCCTTCGCGTTCGACTCGGTGGGGTAAAGGTTACGCCTAATTCCCATGCCCGTTCCCTCAAAAACGCTTCTGCAGCTCTACACGGCACGCCGAACATCACGCATTCGTTATAGATTCGCAATAGTCGATGTTGTAATTGGTCAATGTCTCGGTGTTTGATATCGTTCATGATTTCTGGATATAGGCTGAACCAGCTTTCGTAGAGTTCGTTTTCTTGTTTGGGTGTCATGTGATTGCTCCTCTCCATAAAAATTATGATGCAACCAACCTTTTCCCGATTTCTCTTGCAACTGGACTACTAACTCCATTGCCTGCCATTTTACTAAGTTGTGTTTTGCTTATGCCGGCTTCTTTGCATTTGTAGTACCATTCGTCTGGGTAGCCTTGGAGACGGAAACGCTCCAAGATTGTTGCGCGGCGTACTCCTCGATTTGGGTCGATGACGTAAACTTCTTCGATATCAGCCCCCCCCAACTTTGCTCGTAAACAAGGAGATATCGCCCCCTCTTCCCTGCGTGATTCGCCAGAAATCCAATGCTGTTCAGTGAAAGGAAATACTCTTGGTCTGGATAATCTTCCAAGATGTCCGACAAAGAAAATCCGCTCTCGATTGTGGGGGAGAAACCACCTTGAATTAAGTACTTGCCATTGACAGTCATACCCCAAGTCGGTGAACAGTCGAATTGTTTTGTAGAAGTCGATTCCGTCATTGACGGAAAACAGACCTGGTACGTTTTCAGCGATAAAATACTTGGGCTGTTTAACCCGTAATATTCGAGCTGCTTCAAACAATAGGCCGCTTCGAGTTCCTTCTCGTTGTCCATTTCGCTTTCCAGCAATGGAATTATCTTGGCAAGGCCATCCGAAAACGAGACAGTCGAAGCTTGGAAGGCTTCCGGCATCCACATGTCTAATGTCAGTTGGTTCGCATCGCTCATTGTTAATCACCCCGTATGCTTTACAAGCATATTTATCAATCTCGCAGCCTCCGATACATTTCATGCCAGCTTGTTCTAATCCGTATCTAAATCCTCCGATACCGTGAAACGCATCGTAGAAGGTCAACATGCCTTTCCCTCCCCTATTTCCCACTTCTTGACTTGATTCCAGCTCACTGATTTGACGCCTCAGCCTCACGGATTTTGCGTAATATGGCATCGTATTCTTCATCTGTGACTGTGCTTTTATTTGGTTTGTGTACGGGCATTTTGGGTTTGCTACTCGATCCGTTCTTGTTGATAGGCGATACTTTGGATTTCAAGCGTTCGCTGTAGGCTTTTGCTTCTTCTCTGTTCTTGATGCCTTTACTCAACCAATCCTCCGCTACTTTAACCATGTACTTGACGTTCGGGCTGATCCCTCGTTCACCCATTTCTAAGATGACTTCGACGATAAATTCCTCAGGAACACCACGGTTTCTAAGGTTTCTCACATAATCATCCATCGCTGATGTCATGTTCCATTTTTTGAATGCTTGATAATGAGCATCGAGGATTCCAGGCTTTCTTAAATCTTCTTCATATTCTTTTTCTATATCTATATCTAGGCGCGGATTTTTGTGGGACTGTCCCGGACTTGTCCCGGACAATTCCAAACGTTTCTTTTGACGGTATTCTTGCTTACGAATCCGCTCACGCTCTCGATAAGCTTCGAGGGCTTCGAAATTCTGATGTTTCTCCCAGTTTTGAAGGTATATTCCCTTTTCGTCCATCTCGATCATGTCCAGCCTTCGGAATGTATCTAGCGCGAGTTTGATAATATTCAATGGCTTTTTGAATTTATGAGCCAGCATTTCGTCGGTATACGGGATTTTCTCGGTCAAGAATACATATCCCCCGGCATTGCATTTCCCGGCTAATGTGAGAAGACGAATCCATATCACGATGATTGCATCAGATTCAGGTAAGCTTGAGATGAAGTCGATTTTCTCGTCCTCGAACATATCCGTTGTGATTTTGATCCACTTGATTTCTGCCATATCTACCCTCCTTTACCTGAAGGGGCAGGATATGCCCCGTTATTCTACGAATCGAAGTGGGTGAATCTTTTCTTTCCGTATGTCATAAATAACCATCATAGATGCATTGGAAATGATGATTTCCATGGGATTGCCATTGATTTTGAACTTAAAGCCCACATCTCGCTGATTCGGGAATCGCTTTGTCGGGATATCGTCAATGGTCATTTGCTCCATAAGAAGTATTAACCCCTTATTGCCGATTTGTTTTTGATAAGTTCCAAATAGTGTTCCTGATATTCAATTTCTGTAATCGGCTCTACTGCATTCCCCGAACGTTTTACCAAGTCAAAGTCGGCTTTGAAATAAATGACTCCGTCATCATCTGTATAACTCTCCAATTCTTCCCCGCTCATTCTCATAACCCCGTAACAGAAATTGATATAGGAGAGGCTTTTGAAAATAGACAATCCTAAGTCACTTATGATGGATTTATATATTTTTCCAAGCTCCTTCGCTTCATTACTGTTTTTCTTCAATCGCCCGTCTTTGGTGAAGAGTTTTTTGTTTTCTTCTTTCGTAAGATCATTAGTTTCGATCTCTAATATTGCTGGATCAAGTCGCATAGATTTGATATTCTCTCCGAGATAATCATTCAAACGTTGAAAGACACCTTTCCATTTGGGACGAAGTTCGAAGTATTGTTCCACTGCTTTTGCGTACTCGGTACCTTTTTTCATTTTGAAACATTGAATCATCTTCATTCGCTCCTTTAGTTTTTGCTTCGAATCGACCGAATTACCCAGCGTCAGCGGGGGCCGAATAAGGCTTTGATCCAAAACCTTATCGCCATAGGTAGATAGTAGATGCGATCATAGAGTTTCATTCCCCAATCACTTTCATGGGTCATGCTTGATCCTCCAATCCGGCAAGTTCCTTTAGTTCCCGTTTTGCGTAGTTGACTTCATCGGTTATAAATGAGCGGTTCTCATAACGGACAACTTCTTCTGCATATGCGGCTTTATATCGTTCCACAGCCAACCGATACTCCAACACCTTACGAGCGACTTCGGCAGCTGGTTCTGTGACAATATAACGGTCGTTACCATACTCGATGAACGTTTTACCGTCATCCTCATTGAAGGCAATAATCTTATCCGGATTGATATAAACTACAGTTCCGCTTGTCCCAGTCAATTTAATCATTCGTTCTCTTCTCCTTCCCGCACGCCAACCAGCTTTTCACACAACTCCACTAACTCAACAACAACCCCCTGTTCATAGCTTTCCAACTGTTCTGCTATACTGCGGAAATTCCAAGCTTGTAGAAGTTGTTTGATGTTTTCTATTTCCATCTGATGCGTTGCCGGTTGTGTGAGGGCTTCGTCGGCAATCCTCTGAATTGTGCGCGTATCATCGTTCGGATGCAGATAAGGGAAACTCTTGATTTCCTCCAATGCCGCCCGCAGACGCTGGATTTCCTCCTGCTTATCGGACGATTGGCGTTGTATAATCCGCTGATACAACTCCCTTGGATCCTGTCCATTCTTCCACAAGATGCAGAATTCGTAGGGGTGAAACTCTTTCGGTTTAATGGTCATTCCGCATTCTCGGCAGATCAAGTTATTGCTCATCCCTTTGTTCCCTCCTTCACCCACTCCACCGGTACGCGATAGAATCCGTCCATGCGAGTGGCTACAAGATATACTTGAATCTCCTTGCTTTCCTGATGGTATCCGTCGCTATAAAAATCACCGAATGAGAACGTAGTAGATTTTACGACCCTGCGCTTGCCACAGATGATGCCTGTTATCGGTTCGGGCAGCGATATTTCATCAATGCGGATTAGTTCATATGGAAGTTCAATATCATCGTCACTCAAGACAACACTTGCGTTGTTACGCTTCACATATCGGTCGAATGTGACTTTGTCACCGAGTTCCATTTCCCTTTGTTCCCTCCTTATAGGGGAGTACCCCCTGAGTTCGTCGCAAAATGTTCGAACTGTGCAACATCTAATCCATTTCATGCATTCGAAATAGATGAACAAAACTCAGTGCATCCTTTTTGGTGATTCCGAATGAATGTTCAACTCCATTTGCCTTTATAAGACATGGGATCTCGCCTTTTTCATTCACGTTTATCTCGTACATGAAATCCTCAATGTGCGTCGATCTTTCGTACATATCTGACTCTTCCTTGTAAACCTTCAAACTGGATTCAAGCAAAGCAACTTTTTCAGCCTGTTTGATAAGCCATTCAATCTGCTCGTCATCAAGGTTGTCTAATCCTCGATCCAAATTTACCTTTCCCCACATGAAAGAGTCCCTGATTTCTTGTAACAACTCAATCTCTCCTTCCTTTGCTGTATAGGGTTAGGGGAGTATGTACCCCTGAGTTCGTCGTATAATGTTCGTACTGCGCATTAAACCGTTATACTCCAGTCTACATATGCCCTATACTTCCTTTGCGCGGAAACTTCGAATGTATGACCATTTTTTGGTGTTTTGAACATAGGGCTTTCTTGCTTTGTTTGCACCACTTCTAGGGCATATCGCTCCCACTCGTGATCCGATTTATCTTCCAAAATCTTCACTTCTGCAACCCATCCGCATTCTGTGAATATGCCTTTTTTCATCCTCAACCCCCATTGTTTTCTCTCAAAATTTTTGCGGCTTCCCGGAGGGCTTGGGCGCTTTCCGTATCAATTCGAGCTAATCCCTTTCTGTGGTATTGTTGAGGATGGAATAGATCATTCATGTCAGATACGTCAGCTATTTCTTCTAACCGTTCAGCAATTTCGCTATAATCCATTTCAAAATGCCTCCTTCGCAATATGGATCTACTGACTATTAGGGTAGAGTCCCCTTATACGGCCCCCGCCTTCGGCTAGGTGGATTCGGTCGTCTCGAAGCCTTTGGTCATGCGTTCTACCATCATGCGCCGCGTTTTCTCCAATGCGTCTATAATCACATCAATCGATTCAATCTTTTCGAAAGTCATGCGGACAGGTGTATGTTCCATCTCCACGACCATATTAGGCTCAAAGTCACCGCGCTCTCCAATCGGGTTTGCGTGCTTGCGCCGGAAGAAACACACGGCACCAATCACCTCGTCGTTTTGTAAGAGTGCAGGGGCAACTTCTATATCGCCGTGACCGAATTCTAACTGCGTGGTATTCTCGTTTTTAACTATTGGCATCATGCTCACTCCTTCGTCTTTTGCGGCTTTGCCGCCATCGATTCGGCCGAATCCGCTTAGCGTAGCGGTAGCCGTAGAGTTAGGGGCTTGGGGGAGAGTCTTTATACTCTCCCTACCAAACTAGATTGAAATTCCCATAACCATTTCCTACCTTCTGCCGATCCGTCACAATATATATGACACCCTTTGCATAAGTGGACGAAATCCTCTGCTGTTGGTCTTCGTTCCGACTTCCATCGCCTTTCGATATGTGCCCGTTCTACTGCCCTCAGACGCTTACATTTCTCGCATATGCCGCCTGATCGATCCTTGAGTCTCTTATCTTCTTTAGGTGTTAGTTCGCTTCTCTGACGACGTGTGAGCTTCTGACGGTTATTGTAGAGTTGCACGCTTTTTGGGTAAGGGTTAAAGGGTAGCATGGGTGAACCTCCTAGAACGGCAAATCATCGTCAGTTATATCAACAGGACTTCCTTCTGCCGGTGCGTTATCGGGCGCTTCTTGCGTTCTCGTAGACTCTCCACGATCCAGGAATCGCACGTTGTCTGCGACAACTTCGGTGATATAAACGCGACGGTCGGAATCGCTCGGCGTATAGTGTCGTACTTGAATTCGTCCTTCGATGGCAACCATACGGCCCTTTCGTGTGTAGTTAGCGCAGGTTTCAGCCAATTGTCGCCATGTGACGATTTGGATGAAGTCGGCTTCCTTCTCTCCGTTTTGGTTGGAGAATGGTCGTTCAACCGCAAGTGTAAAGGTGCATGTTGCCTTTCCGTTCGGGGTATATCTTAGTTCCGGATCGCGGGTAAGGCGTCCGATTAAGATGATTCGGTTAATCATTGTGAGACCTCCAATAGATCAAGATAATGGACAATTCCGGCCTTCTTTGTCTGCCTGCAATATCTGCATGATCCGCAGCGCGTCGGTTCCTCGATGCCTTCTTTTACTGCAACAATTCGCGGCAATTTCTGCTGAACTTTCATGAGTTCATTTGCCAATGTCGATTCATCGAAACAGATAACTTCTTTATCAGGTTCATCTTCCTTACTGACAGCCACGATAAACGGTTCTAATGCTTCGAATCGTTTGTTGTGGAGTCTTTCTATTTCCGCGTAAACCGCAAGCTGTAGTGGGTATTTATAGGCTTCCACAAAAGAACCGTACCTTCTTTCTTCGTCTATCCAGATGCGTTCACGAATCGACCTGCATGTTTTGACATCGGTTAATCGTCCTTCTTCTACAAATACAACGTCTAACTTGGCTTTCCACGGGATTCCGAACAAGTCCGTAGTCACGATGACTTCCTTTTCCCCTTCAAGCATTTTGCGGCAAAGTTCGTCTTCCATTATCGCCTTGACCATTTTGTCAGCAATTTTGTATTCTGCTTTGAGGTCGCCATCTTTTTTGAATATGTCAGGATTATCAATCTTGAACTGATCCAGCGTCCCTTCAATTGCGGCGTGAACATATGAGCCGAATACATAAGCATCTTTCTTTTCATCGTCCCATCCGTTCAACTTTGCCAATGCTGCGGCTTCGCATTGCAGAAAATCTTTGAACTGACTCACGGACATGTAATATCGATTCGCTTCTGGACTGTAGTAATTTTCCGGGGTCAGTTTCATGAGGCCTTCCCTTTCTTCTCTTTGATTTTCCCAAGGAGTTCAGCCGCTTGTTCTTCTGTCAGTTCAGTGACATTGCATTGATACAATTCCTTCACACGCTGATTGAGTTTGTTTGCTTGATAGCCTGCGCCGATCCATTCGGATTTCAGAAGTGCGATTGTATTTGATGCGAGGACTTTCCCAGTTGTCCGTTCAACTTTATCCTGGAATGCATCAACATCCATTTGATCCGTTGCGATATTGAATTCTTTCAGCAGGAATGTTTTTTCCGCATACGTGAGTGCTTTACCGACTCCCTTTTCCCCGGCGGTGTCAATGCCTTGTCCGTACCACGGGATTTCAATTTGTTCGCTCGGATCGTCACCATTAACCCAAATCATCATAAGATCAAGCTCGGTGAAAAATGTTGTTGTTCGTTTGGGGCGCTTCTGCTTCTCGTCCATATATTCAACAGTGTCCATGTGTACACGCTTGTCCATGATTTTGGTGATAAGGAGAATGTTCAATTCGTCCAACATCTTACGCACCGCGCCGATAACTTGACTGCTGCTGTTGTATTTATAGCTTTGTCCTTGTGTCATTTGAGAGTCCTTTTGCAAATACGGAACCTCTTTTCGAACCTCGATGAGTTTTTGATATAGGTTCATTCACATTCACGCTCCGTTTTGGTAATATGAAGTCAAAGTATCTTTTGAAGGGGTACTTCCTTGGGTCACGGTTGCAGCCGTGGCCTTCTTCATTTGCTTTTTCAAGACCCTACGACGATTTCTCACGGCTGTGATGAATAGCCGATAGTTCCCGGTTTCAAGGGCATACTGGGCGATTTCAAGGTATGAGATGGGTTTCATGTCTTGTCCTCCTTTCTCATAATCTCGTGTTCATACAGCTTATCCAGGCTTATTTCGCCTGATTTCCAGACATCGGTACGGTCATATAAGGGGATATATCTATGTGTTTTATCATCTGTACCCGTACCAGCAGCAGCGGCATATCGAAATGCTGATGGGTATTCTCCGCTGCCGTCCTCTTTGATTACTCCATTCCCCATAACCGGCATTCTGAATTCTTTGCAGCGTGTTTTTGAGAGCAGTACTGCGAATTCATAAGGTGTTGATGTCCAACGCTTTGATGCAGGAATGTAGTAAGGTAATCCGGTTGCAAGAACTTCTTCTTTCGTGTAAAATCCTCGTTCATTCGGCACGACCATTCTCCTTTCATGGGCATTTGCATAATTGATCTGGTCTTTTGCAGTACGGGCAAGATTCGTCGTACATGTGATACCTGCACTCTTCTTCGTTTTCATCACATGTACAATCCAGCGTATGATCCGCGATATGGTAGGCGTCAGGATAAAACGGATCATTGTTTGGCGGGATATAGTTAGGATTCTTAATACGGAACATATAGAGCACTCCTTTCACTTGATATAAATACGACCATCTTCACCCCGGAAAAATCCATCTACCTTGTGACAACTTCCATCCGGATGCTGAATGTAAATGATGTCGTCTTTGGTAGCCCCGTGAGCTTTCAGCATGTCTTCAATAGCTAAGATAAGATCATGAAAGTTCATTCAGTGTCCTCTCCTTTGCATCCTCTCAATCTTCCTTGCGTCCAAGCCTTCTTTCATCTTCCGTATACGCCATGCGTTGAATCGTTTGATCCAATTCATGATGCTTCACGCTCGATTGCTTCCCGTAGCTCATGGTTCAGTTCCAGTTGTCCGTGAATCCTCGCTATTTCCATTTCCCACTCCACATTGAGGTCGGACATCCATTTCAGGTCTTCAATGCTCTCTCCGGCTTCTAGCGCGTCTGCTATGAGATTTGCGGCATAGGCTTGTTGGCGTAGGTATTGGATTAATTCAGTCATGTACAACAACCTCCATTACTTGAAATAAGAATTCTTCAACGCTCAATAAGTGATCCATCCATAGCACCTTACCGTTCGATTCCTCTGCCATATGAGAGATGATGCAGAACTTGTCAACGTAGAATTCGCCGTTAGCCATGGAGTAGAGAAATTCATGCTCTCTTACGTCGATTGTTCCGCAGCCGCAGCCGCATTGGACGATGGGGAAGGGAATGATTTCGACTTGGTGCTCCGTTATTCGTTCAGGGCTAGCCATTGGATTCACCCTCTCTGTAAATGATGTAAAAGTAATCTTCTCCATCGGTTTCCGTGGTGGTAATGTTCAGGATGATGGTGTTCGGATGATCCTTTAGCCATTCTCTGACAGCATCAGGCCTGCATAAGGCATTTGTTATCGATATCTCACTCGCTTTGCCTAACATGGCGATACCTCCTTTATTGTGATAAGATGGAAAATTGATGCTTGTCCAGCATGGGAAGGCTATACAGCTTCCCCATCAATAGTGCTTTCGAACAGGTCGTAGATCGATTCGGCTAAACGTTCCCGGTCAATCCGATCTTGTTCCGGCGTTTTATTGGCGTAATATCGATCAGTGACGACGATTAATGCGTCTCCATCCATGTACTCCATGACGATTCCCATAGCATCACCCTGTATAGGTGTATGCACTTTCGGGAAGGGGACTACCCTGTTTTTCATGGGATCAGGCTCCTTACAGGTAAAGTTCCGGTTTGAACGAACGGACAAATGCACATGCTTCATCAAAATCGATATGACGAATGCAGTTATATTTGGGGACGTTGTACTTTGCTTTGAGGTGTTTCCAGATCAACCGACGATAGAATCCAACCACTTTGCTGAAGTCATCTTCTTCTTCGCCGAATCGATCTTTCGCCAATTCGATGGATTTTTTGGCGACATCGGAATGGATCATTGTGCACTCTGCGTTGGTGAGGGTTACGGAATCGCGGACTTCTTGTACCATTTGTTTCATTTCTCCCATGCCTTCCGTGAATTCGGAGTACATGGATTTGATGCTTTCAAACATCAGGTGAATGGCCTTTCCTTGTTCGTCCTGACGTTCGAGCTGCTTCTTCAAGATCGGTTCGATGATGGAGAATACTTGCTTTTCTGTGGATACTGCTTTGAGGGATTTACTCATTGATAACGCCTCCTAATTTGCGCCCCTGTAGGGCTGATTTGGTATCATTTAAGATTTTTTGAACGATTTCGACACGTTCGAGAAGTCTTTGTTTTTCTGCCGGTTCAGCAATAGCTAATGCGCCAAGTTGATAAGTGCCAATTGCGGCCTTTTCGATGAATTGCTTGTAAGCGATGCTTAGTTGTAAGGCTTCCATGTCGGCTTCGTGTTGGAGTTTTTTCTTTTGAATCTGACTCTGCACTTCGTCAAATTCCACTGTGTCTTGGAGCTTGTATTGTTGGAGTTCCTTTGTCGCTTCGTCTAGTCCAGCTCGTAGGGTGCGTAGTTTGATTTCATCCTCTTCCATCTTTTTTTTGATGTGGTCGGGTATTTTTTCTATGGTGTTGGTTATGACTTGCGGCGGCTGATTCTGAGCCGACTTTGCAATATCTTTCCAACGTCTCGCTTCGACCTCGGCTTCAGCAGCTCGTTGCTCTGCTTCTTGTAGTGCCTTCTCCAATGCCTTATACTCTTTCAAGGAAGTTACTTCGCCGCTGATTACAGCTTGAACAGCTTCTGGATTAGCCGTCTTTTTCCCGACTTCATACATGAGATTTGCGGGTATGGTGTTTGCTATATTTTCTTGTCCTTGTTCCTCCAACTGTTGGAGGAACGAATAAGAGTTGATGTAGTTGTATACGGTTTGTCGTTTAAACCCTAAGGATTCGTACCATTGCTCAAAACATCCGTAACCATGCTTTGCCAACTCGTCCTGTGCCTCTTTGAGTTCTTTTCCAAGCTTCGGGGCAACATCTTGAACGATAGATCTCATGTTCAACTCTTTTTCTTTAAGGAATCTGGATGTATTTTCATCTACGATGTCGTAATCAAACTTCTGGCTTAACTGAGTCATAAATGACTCTCACCGCCCTTTTGTAAGGTATGAAGAATTCCTCTTCGGCGTATTGAGCAATCAAGCTGATGGACACATCTTCGTCAAATTGCTTCAATAAGTGGTTAATGATTTCATGTTCAGTCATTGAATCACTCCTTTTACGCGGACTCTTTCGTATTGCGCGTTACGCTTAATTGGTTTCTAAAAAAATTTGTTACATTTTCGCCCATTGCATCTGCGATCATCATAAAGTCATCAAGGTAAACTCTTCGTCGTCCTTTCGCTATGTCGGCATACCACGATACAGAACGACCGCAATGCCTAGCGATATGGGTTTTTGTGATTCCTTTGCGTTTCCTTGTTTGTTCCATCAATTCGATTGGGTTCATAGAATCACCTCACTTTCGATTAAGCGTTACGCTTAGTTGATGATTACAATATAGCATTGCGCGTTACGCTTAGTCAACATGAAATTTTGCTTTTCGCGCAAAAACTTATTCGCTACGCTTAAAATTGTTATAATGATATTTGATGTATTGGGGGTGTATCTATGAAGACGCTTGGTTCGAGGTTAAAGAAATCGCGTGAAAACAGCAGATTGACCCAAGTAGAAGTGGCAAAAAAACTCGGAATATCCAATGGTACTTTATCTGGATATGAAAGAGATTACCGCGATCCCGATACAGAAATCCTGAGAAAACTAGCAGAATTATATCACGTTGACATCGATTGGTTGTTAACAGGGAGGGAAGTAAATAAAACTTTACTAAAAGAACCATCTGCAGCTTACAGTGTCAATATCATGAATGATGAAAACACACGTAAAATAGCGGAAGCATATTTTAATATGCCGCCGCACAAACGTAAACTTTTTGATGATTTAGCCCGAGTCCTCAAAGACGAGGGTCAATAGACTGTCGTTCAATCAAAAGCTCTAGCAAATTACACTTCTTTGAACAATCACAAGTATGGCACGGTAATCGTTCTATCAAGGAACTTAATTGTTCATAATTAGCGTTCTTTATAAACTCTATAAACGATGATTCCACCATGCGAACACCGCCCATTATGTATTCAGGGACTTTTGCGACAGGCTACATGACTATTTTATACGAACGACTGTTCCTATTTCAATGGCTGATTTTAAGCAATTATTTAGAGAATTCAATATATTGTATTCATGTTCTCACTCTCCTTGATAATTTGATACCAGAACACAACATGTAGAGCAAAAATATTTTAAGGGGTATTTTATGGCATTTGTTCCCGAAAAATGCCGAATCCCCGAACTAATCCGAGAGAGAAAAATGCAAGCTCAAGAACTATCACTTGCGTTGGGAATATCGAAATCTCAACTGTCTGATTACGCAAATATGAGAAAGGTCATGTCGATCCAGACGGCCAAAACCATCGCTGAATATTTCATGGTTCCTATAGATGATCTATATGTATGGAAAGAAACTCCCTCTCGGAATCGGGATCGGTAATAATGGCAAATTCACAAATTGCCATTCGGGAACAAGAAGTTCACCCATGAGTGAACTATATAAAAAGAGACAAAAAAACTAAACTTTCGGCACCTGGCTGGCATAGTCAAAGTGACCGTAGCCCCTATAGTTTTGCGTCCCATCCTTTCGGAAGGTTTGCCGTTTGTCGTTTTTTAGTAGGTAATGGATATAGTACCATGAAATCGTTTTCTTTTCCATACATTTTGTCGAAATTTTAAGATTATTGGAGGTTTGGTTATTAATGATCGTCTGTTCAAAGTGCGGACATACCAATCCAGCACAAAAGTTCTGCGGTCAATGCGGGAATAAACTTTTAACCGATGATGCTATTGCTGTTCAATCAGTCGAAAAACAGAACCAAGATATAACCAATAAAACAAACCGATGGATACTTGGCACGGTCTTATTTCTATTAATCTGGATTCTCGGTAGTTTCGCTATTACATATTTAGCTGGACAAGCCCACCTGGATGATCGATATGCAGGAATAATAGCATTCGTGATCGGCCTTATCGTTATGGTTGTTGTTGGTCTGAGTGAGAAATCCTCAGAAGAAGATGAATCCATTAAAAATTAGCAAATCCCCGAGCCGATCGGGAAATTTTATGGTGAAAAGTATGAATGGTCACACTCAAGGCTATTTTATCGGTTTGTTTTTCCGATTTCTTTGGTATTTATTTATCTGCACAATTTTTCAAACGATGATATTGTACATATTTGGTTATAATGTATTCACATACTACATCATGGCAATCATTTTTTCGTTCCTAATTAATACGTCTCTTCCCATTAAAGATAATTACCCCTTCTTGAGACATGGACTTATTTTATTTTCAATACTCTTCGTTCAATCATATATTAGTCCAGAAGTATACAGATTATATGAATTCTTTAAACCTGATCTTATTTGGTCTATCATGATGCTTTCTAGTTTTGTGTTTGGTATTATCTACTCAATCGGTAGATACGGAAACGGGTCAATGAAAGCGACAATCGAATCAGTTTGTGGCCTTGTATTATTGGTTCTAATAATACTCGCATTTGTGTTCTACTGGTGGCAAGGCGGCCTGATTTATTTACTTCTTAGATTACCTTTACTTCCGCTTGAATTGTTAGTTGCCAATTCAATCCTTGCTATAGCCACCAGGAAATATGAAAGAAACGAAGATGTTAATTTGAATTAATCTACGCAGGGCTTATTCTTACCTAATAGGAGCCTAAACCATGAACCTACCTCAAGGTGAATACGTCATCTATCTACGCAAGAGCCGCGCCGATCTGGAAGCAGAACTGCGCGGCGAAGGAGAAACGCTGGCGAAACATAAATCCGTTCTAATGAAGTTCGCAAATCATCATAAATTAAATATCGTGGAAATCTTCGAAGAAGTCATATCCGGCGAACGACTGAGCGACCGGACGGAAATGCTGCGTTTATTGGACTGGATCAATGAACGTCCGACACGCGGCGTATTAGTCATGGATCAAGACCGGCTCTCGCGTGGGAACATGCAGGAACAAGGGTTCATCCTGAATTCATTCCGATCCAACAATGTCCTGATCGTATCCCCGCATAAAGTCCTTGACCTCAATGACGAATCCGACGAATTCCAGGCTGACATAACCTCTCTTTTCGCTCGTCAGGAGCTGAGAATGATCACCAGACGCCTTCAGAGGGGTCGTGACATCTCTGCGGAGTCAGGAAAGTATATCGGCACCCGACCGCCCTATGGCTACGACATCCACCATCAGGACGGTGTGAGGACGCTTAAACCGAATGAACAAGCGGATATCGTCAGACTCATGTTCCAATGGTACGATGAAGGTATAAGCTCGACGGAAATTGCCCGTAAGCTGACGGATGAACTGCAAATACCGTCGTATAACGGAAAGGCGTGGAATTTCAATGTCATCCTTCAAATTCTCAAGAATCCCGTTTATATTGGTCGCATCCAGTTTAGGAAGCAATCTCGCAAAAAGGTAAATTTGCCGGATAAGAAATACGACATCAGACAAAGACCGAAAGAAAAGATCATCGACGTTCCCGGCCTGCATCCTGCCATCATTGACGAGGATTTGTTTTTTCGTGTCCAGGAGAAGAAGAAAAACAACATCCTTATACGAAATAAAAAAGCCTATCCCCCGATCAATGCGTTGGCCGGGATCGTGAAGTGCGGGAAATGCGGCTTCACATTGGTTCTGAAACGTCATCCCAAGAATCACGAAATCTTCTATCTCAAATGCAACAATAAGCATTGTGATAACCGCAGTGTTCGGTACGATCTGATCGAGGATAAAGTATTGAATTTCCTGCGAGCGTGGATTAAGGACTTGAAAGTCGAGATTAAGACACGAAAGCCCCGGACATCGCATGCTTTACAATTAAAAGAAAGGCTTGTCCAAGAAAAGAGAGATCAATTAAAATTATATGAGGAACAACGGGCGAACCAATTTGATCTATTGGAACAGCGTATCTATACGCAGGAGATTTTCTTGGAGCGATCTCGAACACTTTCAGAGCGAATCGAGGAAACGACAAAGCAGCTCGAAAAGTTGGAAGGAGAACTAGAACAGGAACGCCAACGGAAGCAGAATCAAACCGAGCTATTGCCTAAGTTGGAGAATGTTCTGAAATACTACGTCTCCTCTAAAGACGTGAAACGGAAAAACATGTTCCTAAAAGAAGTCATAGCCGAAATCCGATACTGGAAAGGAAACGATCAACGAGGCGGGGAATTTAAGTTGGAGATCGATCCGAGGATTATTAAGTAGTTATCATTCTATGGTTTGTTTATTGACCAATAAATGATAACTATTTTATATATACACCGTATCCACAATATGGTATAATGAATACATGGAACCGGTTCGCACCTCTCAACGATGTGTTCCCAGAACCGGACAAATATCTTACCCTGCTCATGCGCTAACGGTCACGCGTCGCGCGGTTCAGTATGAGTGGGGAAATTATTATTAAAAATGCAACTGAGTACCATCAAGGTTTTCCAACCCACCCATGAGGTCGTAGGGATTGACAATCTGGTAAGTGGTTGGCCGTTTGAGACGGAAATGGGAAGGTGTCAACCGTTGCATTCCGCGCTGGATCACGCGGCATATAAATATGATCCCCGGTCTATATGCGAGCACTTTATCATAAATAAGCTGTAAATGCCGTTGTATCAAGGTTTTTATGCAGCGATCCACTCTATATAGGTGGTGGGAAGATGATAGCAGAAATATTCGCATGGATTTCCATCGGTTTTATATGGTTATGTGGCGCTTTCTGGATTTACTTACACATTGTCGGTGGCAGGGTTTCCTATGAGACGAAAGGGATTATTCCCACGATTAGAGAACACCGAGCGAGACTGAAGCAATTAGAAGAAGAAACGATCCTATGGCTTGAGCAAGAAAAAGCACGTTTTGAGAAAAATCATTCGAATTACCTTAACTAGCCTTTCTCCCTCCTTCGCCCCTTCGGGGGCATATAAATTACATACATTTCTATAATTCCATAACTGGGGTGACAGCATGGCGAATAAGGATTACAGGCTAAAAAGTGTTTCGTTCAAACTTAGCGACAAGGAGGATATGGAACTGTACAATAAGCTTAAACGGTTGGAACATGGTGAATTTTCTCGTCAGACTAAGATTATGTGGGAAGAACGATTAAGAAAGGAGAATAAGGGATGAAAATTAAAGATGATAACGGTGACGTTATATTTGAACTAAGAATACCATTAACTCCGCAAGCGATAAAAATTTACTTGGACGATGCATACACCCTGCGTTTCCCCTCCATAATAAAGAAACGGGAGAGACATTTCTGCCCTCCCGCTCTGCTCTTGACCTACCATCCCATAGGAATAGTAGCGATTAACTCTGAATGTTATTATATACCTAATACGTTGCTTTGCATACATCGGTTTAACATTTTCTTATATCCATTTCCTATAACAAACCCGACTTTGATAAATAATTAAAATAATTCTTGCAACAGACCACTCCTTTTCTTATGCAATCGATTTTCCGACTTGATCGGGAGACATGAGTTCATATTCCTGTGCGAGCTGATACAGAGTAAAAAGCTTACGCTCCGCATCTTCCCAATAGGGATCACGCCGCGCCACCATCGATTGCAGATGATGTACCCTTGCGGCGAGCTGCGTAATGGCGGCGGTGCGGTATTCCTCCGACCGGCGATAGGCCATTTCCATATTGATCTGCTTGAGATCATTGCGCACGCGGTTCATATCGAATCCAGGGCAAGACGTGCCCCCCGATATCTCTCGATGCCCTCTCACTTGCTCAACAGGGATGTTGAACAGTTCCATAACCGTGATAATCGCCCCATACAAATTCATGCGTTCGGCTTCTGTCAGTTGACGTTTGGTGAAATCCCCTTCTACGCAGATTCCGATCGTATCGAAGTTATTAGAAGGTGTGTGCCATGTTAGTGTGAGAAGGTCGTTCACCTGATAAATCTGATTTCCCTTCACATAAACATGGTACGCGATTCCACCGTAACCTTTGTCGATATGATACCTCGCATGACCCTCAGGTTTTCCTTCTACAGCCGTATGATGGATGGATATACGTTTGATATCCCCGAACGGGCGTGGGCCTGTGGTTAGATGACCGTTTGCCCTGCGCGTAGGCATCGTGAGCCAATCGCCTTTAGGGTTTTTCGGCAACGCGTCGGTAATGTCTTGGATCGCGTTCAGTTGAAAAGGAAGGTCATTCGCCAACGTTTTCTGACGCATTGTAGTCGGTGCCATTTTGCGCTGCCCCTTTCGCTCTTGTTGCATCGACTGCCGCTTCTCCTATAATCCAAGTGGCAACCAGTCCTGCGAATGTGAGAACTGTTTCCTGATCTATTCCCAAATCGAGTCCATCATTCAAAACAACGAGAACTGCGGATACCACAGCCAGAATGAACTTCCTACTCTTCAACTTTTGCAACATCTTTTTCATCCTCCTTATACATTCTCGTATAGCCATTTTTTTCATGATAGACCCCGCAGAAAGGACACGGAATCGGGGTAAATAGTTCAATGAGTTCTTTCGGGTATCGTTGGTTAAGTGCTTCAAGTCTACATGGCATGACCCTCCCTCTCTTTCAATGAGATAGTCGATTTTGGATTCTAATCGCTTCAATCGCTCGTCGTCCTGGTCTCTTAGGATTCGTGGTAAGTGGAGGTTGATATATCGCTTTAGACGGCGATTTTTCAGAAGAAGCACAAGAACGGCTCCGACGCTAGACAGCGTTAAGCCGTTCCTCCACATGATGGATATGCTGTCGATAATCAAATCGTACAAGACGATTCACCGCCAGTTGATGGACTTCGTGTGGTTCGAAATAGAGTTGATCGGCAATGTCCGGTTCAAATTTTCGTAGTATTGTGATTGTTCGTGGAGACACGGCGCATGGCTGCATCTCGATCATATCCTCCCTCCTAGCGAATCTCATTGATTGTTCTCGGTCGTTGTCCTGTCTGCTGCTCGATATAATCCATCAGGTCTTGGAGTCGTTGAAGTTCCTCTAATCGTTGGAAATACTGCGATTGCTGCGGGTTGATATCCTTTAACATAGAACTGATGCCTAGAACAGGATCAAGGAATTTCCGTTTCTGATCCTCCCCTTCCGGCGCGGCCAATGTTTTAAGGGTTTGTCTAACGGGCTGACCACCGATCTGTTCAAGGATATAGGCCAGTGTTTCGTTAGGCTCCAAGGAGGACGGAAGCCGGGTTCCTCCACCGGGAATTGGAATGCCATAGAAGGATTCAGGAATCGCCAATTGACGCTCCTGACCTTCGAATTCTTGGATGGGTCGGTCATAGAAGAAGCTGCGATTCAAGGCCAATTCTGCCGGGAGTTTCGCGGCCGGAGTGATCGAATCCATAATCATCTTCAACGGATCGTTCAGTCTCGCCAAGTCTCCAATAGGAAGGTTAAACCCTAATGCCTTCGCACCTTCCTCGTTTCCAAATACCGGTATTGCAAATTGTTCCTTCATCCAATCCGGAACATCCTCATCTTCGATCCCTGCGGCTTCTGTTGCGTTTAGACGAAGCTTATTAACGTTTGCGTACTTACGAGGATCGTTAAGAAATTGCTGTATTTGGAATGGAAGGTTATTACGCATCCATCGATAGAACGGCATGGCTCGAACCATCACTTCACGTTCAAAAGGCGTTGTGCGAGTATAATCAAACTGCACTTCTCTAACCTTTTGTGCGGCCTGTTCCGGTGACATCCCTTTGTCACGCGCCCATTTAAACAGGGCAAAACGGTTGATCTGGTCGATGAAATCCCCGAATTCTCTTGACGTCTCAAAGGCGTTCATGGGGTTCTTTAGGCTCTTGGCTTCGGCTTTCAGCCTGCCTCCGAGCGTTCCGTCGAATTGACTTCTCTTCTGAATCGTCTTGGCAATAGCCTCTTCCGGTTCTACGCCGCCCCGTGCAAATTCAACGCCAGATAGAGACGATGAACCTAACCCTTGTTTACGGTATTCCTTGAAAAGTTCCGTCTCCTTACCCTTGATTACCGCATCGTATACATCTCTCCGCGCTTGCTCCGTATACTTTATGAGACTCGCGGAGTTCATCCCCCCTACGTAATTATTGAACATACCGCCTACAGCGTTTCTAAGGTGGTACGGAAGCGAGAACAATGTCGTGCGTTTCCAGAAGCTTTGTGCCGCGTCAAAGGCATTCAGGAAGGCGTTTATGCCTTCATCCGTCGTAAGCTTCTTATATCGGTCTAACGCTTGTTTAACGCTCTTGGTGACTACATATTGACCGCCTACTTCGGAAGCCAATCCCAGCTCTCGCGCAGCATCGTC